AGGACATCGAGCGCCGCCAGCGCGAGGCCGCCGACGCGAGCCAGAGCGCCACGCTCTCGATCACGCACGAGCCGCAGACCTACCGGTCGGACAACACTCGCGGCGACGAGGGCCTGGCGTACTACCGCGACCTCGCACTGGTCCACGGTCCCGGCATCACGCTGCGGACCGGTGGCACGCGCGACCAGGCGCAGGCGCGTCTGATCCGTCACGCCCAGGAGATGGAGGTGGAGATGCCCAAGCGCCAGAAGGCGCAGGAGCAGCGGGCGCAGCAGCAGATCGCTGCGGCCGAGACGGAGTTCCTCTCGCGCCAGAACGCGCGGCTGCATGACCCGAAGGTCGACCAGCTGCTGCGCGAGATGCGCAACAGCGGCGTGATGCCCTACTCACCGTTCGAGCAGCGCGTCACCCCGAACTCGACCCAGGGCTACGGCGGCTACTTCATCCCGCCGCTGTGGCTTGAGGATGAGTTCATCCCCGGTCTGCGCGCGCATCTCGTTGTGGCGGGTCTGCCCCGCCAGATGGACGTGCCGGCGGGAACGAACTCGATCAACGTGCCGAAGCTCAGCACGCTGACGACGGTCGGCTACCAGCAGGCCAACAACGCTGGACTCGCCAGCCAGGACTGGACGGACACGTTCGTTCAGGCCAACGTGAAGACGATCGGCGGCTACTCCGACGTGGCGATCCAGCTGCTCGAGCAGTCACCGAACGGGATCGTGGACGAGGTCATCACCACGGACCTGATGGCCGCGTTCAACAAGTTCCTCGACGGTGAGGTCATCGCCGGGGACGGCACGAACTCGCGAACGCTCAACGGCGGCCACCTGCTCGGGCTCTACCCGTACACGAACTGGTCGGCGAACAACGTGACCTGGACGGCGAGCACCCCGGCGCCGTACAAGCACGCCGAGATGTACGGCGCGATGGCATCGCAGATCGCTCGCACGCGTTTCGACGCGAGCAACTTCAAGATCGCGATGCACGGCCGCCGCTGGTTCTACTACTCGACGGGCCTGGACGCCAACAACCGTCCGCTCGGCGAGACGACCACGGGCGGACGCTGGAACATCGCTGCGGCGGTGCAGAGCGGGTTGCAGGCAGAGGGCCTCGTCGGTCAGCTGCCGTTCCTCTCCGACGCGCCGGTCTACATCGACGACAACGTCGGGACCACCGATACGACGGGCGGCGGGTCAAACCAGGACTACGCGATCGCGGGTCTGTGGGATGACGCATGGCTGTTCCGCTCACCGGTCCGCACGGACGTCTTCCGTGAGGTCGAGTCGGCGTCGCTCGGAGTCCGGTTCCGGCTGTACTCCTACGCGGCGCTGCTGGTGCGCTACGGCCAGTCGTTCGCCGTCGCGACCGGCTCGGGCTTCTCAGCCCCGGTCGGCCAGAGCGCCAGCTCGCTGGTCTTCTAAAAGCCCCCTCTACACGAAAGGACATCACCCAAATGTCAGGTGATCTCGTCAGTGGGGGCTACCCCCTGGCCAACCCGTTCGCGTCCCTCGGTCTGGCGGCAAACGCCGTCCAGAGCAACATCGTGGCGCGATCGAACCTCCAGTACGGCATCCTGGGAAGCCTCCAGGACGCCGCTGCAGCACTCGTGTCCGGCAACCTCACATACGTGCCGGTCCCGGTGAACGTCGGGGATGCGATCTCGACCGTGACGGTGCAGGTCGGCGCCACGGCCGCGTCAACGCCGACCCACTCGTGGGCGGCGTTGTACTCCGGCGTGCTGACGACCGCGAAGATCCTCGGATCGCAGTCGGCGGACGGTGCGACGACCGCAATCGCGGCGTCGAGCCAGCTCGCGTTCACCCTCGGAGCGAAGTACATCATCCAGCCGGCGGATGCCCCGTACGGGTACATCCTCGTTGGGATCAGCGCCACGGCGTCAACGGTGCCGTCGCTGATGTCGGGGACGGTCCCGACGGCGATCCAGAAGGCATGGTCGACGAACGTGCCGCTGATCGGCGCGACGTACAGCTCGGCGCTCGGTGCTACGGCCCCGGCGTCGATCACGCTGGCGTCCGCGTCGGCGTTGGCGACGCCGCCGGTCGTTTTCCTCGCATAGTGGATGACCGGAACGAGCGGGAGCCTTCACAAGAGGCTCCCGCTCCTGCAGCCACCGAGGACGACGAGCGGACCTCTCCGACGCGCCGGGATCTCCCGGTGCGCCTTGAGCGCGTCATTCCCGACCGCTTGCTGTGGGAGAAGCGATGAGGAGCCTGCCGGACGGCTCGCGGCTTGAGATCGTCGAGCAGGAGTCCGGCAACCGCACGATCCTGATCCCGCGCGCCAAGTTCGAGAGTGGAATCGCGCCGCCCGCACCGGCACCGCTGCAAGGCGAGACGCACTGGTTCATCCCCTATACGGCCGTGCATCCGCTGACGGTCGCGGGAGCGCCGAAGGACGCGATCTGGCTCGACGTGTCCTCATCGCCGGTGGCCTATTACGGCGCCCTGCTGGACATCTGGTCGCGCGGCGAGATGGTCGCGATGCTTGAGCATGATGTCGTCTGCCGCCCGGACATCATCGAGGAGTTCGAGGCGTGCCCGGAGCCTTGGTGTTGTTATGGCTACAGCGATATTTGCTGTCAGGACGAGACCGGGCACTCGCCCTGCATGGAGGCTTGGCGCAATCTGCTTGGCTGCACGCGGTTCCGCCGCGAGGTCATCGAAGCGGTCCCGGACGCCATGACGAGCATCCCCGAAATCGGCTGGGACTGGAAGAACGTCTGCGACGGGCTCGGAGCGAACCTCCGCGCCGCTGGGTTCACGCATCACTGGCATTTCCCCGCCGCAGAGCACCACCATCTGACCGACGGGCTTCACGGCCCGCAACAACTGACCGAGGAGGCACTTCGTGTCTGAAGTACAGGACTTGATCGCCAAGGCGAAGGATCTCCTCGCCACGGCCGAGCAGGATGTCACCGAAGCGGCCGACGAAACGCACCTGCGCCTCGCCGTCACTCGCCTCGAGATGTTCGTGGAGCACATCCACGGCGTGCGCGAGCGCGTCTCAGGGGCCGAGCCGAAGGCGGAGGATGCGCCGGAACCGGCTGCGGCGCCCGTTGAGGAGCCTGCCGACGGGCCAGAGGCACCTTCCGAGGCCAAGACCGCGGAGAAGCCGAAGCCCCGCAGCCGCGCCCGCGCCAAGACCGCGGAGTAGCCGATGCCCGGCACGCTCACGATCGCCGGGATGTCAGCCGGGCTCGCGTCCGGGCAGAAGACGATCGGGCCGGTCACGATGACGGGCGTCAGCACGGTCGGCTCGATCGTGGACACGTCGCTGGGTTCGGGCGACAACACATTCAGCCTGCCGCCGGCGGCGAACAACGAGACGATCTCGGCGGTCGTGATCTTCCTCGGATCGACCACGGCGACGGTGAAGGTCCGCACGAACCTCAACTCGGGCGATGCGGGCACGCAGATCGCGCCGTCCGTTGGCGCGGGGCTCCCGTTCGCGGTGCTCCCCCTGCCAGCCGGTGTCACGAGCGTGATCCTGAACGCGTCCGGGATCGTCACCGGCGTCGAGTTGAGCTACATCTGAGATGGCGTCCGCGGACCTGTTCATTCGCGCGGGCGACACCACTCCCGTCTTCACCGACACGATCCTCGATGCTGGCGGGAACGCCTACAACCTGACCGGCAAGACGGTCACGTTCACGCTGCGCTCGCTACAAGCCGCGGCGCCCGTCGCGCTGACAGGCACCGTCACGGTCACGAACGCCGCCGCGGGCGCTGTCTCCTTCACCTGGGGCGCGAACGACACCACGAACGCGGGCGCGGGCCTCTACAACGCCGAATGGCGCGTCGTCACAGACGGGTACACATACCCGAACGACGGCTATCGCACCGTCTCGATCGAGCAGGCACTCGCGACCGCGCCGACGCAACTCGTGTCGATCGCGGACGCAAAGGAGTACGCCAGCATCCCGTCGAGCGACCGCACGCAAGACGAGAAGCTGCTGCGGTTCATCAAGTCCATCCGGCCTGTCGTCGAGAGCATCACCGGGCCGATCATCCCCCAGCAGTTCGAGGAATGGCACGACGGCGGCGCGAGCTTCATCAAGCTCCGTCACGCGCCACGGACCGGCTACGGCACGAGCCCGCTGCTGACGCTGATGGCCTGCTCGGAGTACAACGGCCCTGTCGAGTGGCCGCTCGCGATCGTCGCCTCCCCCGATCTCGGTCAGCTGTACTCGGTGATGCTCGACGTGCGCCTCGGCCGCGTCGTCCGGCGCACAGCGGGCGGCGCGGTTCAGGCGTTCCCGAACATGCTCCAGTCCGTCCACGTCATCTACGAGGCCGGCCAGACCGTCGTCCCGGACAATGTCTACGAGGGCACCTGCGAGCTGATCCGCGTCAACTATCAGCGCACGCAGCAGGCAGGACGCGGCGGCGTCGTTCCGGCGGGCGCCGAGGCACGCGATGACGAGGCTGATATGGGCGCGCCCGGCGTGCCGCTGGGCTTCCTGGTGCCCGGCCGGGTCCGAGAGCTGCTCTCACCGACCAAGCGGTTTCCGAGCATCGCATGAGCCAAGACCTCGTCTCCTCGGCGCCTGGCATCTATCAGGCGCTGCTCTCACTCGTCCAGACGGCTGCGGCAGCCCAGAAGCCAGCGCCGATCCAGGTTTTCCCGTTCGAGCTCGGGCAGTACGAGCCGGGTAGCTACGTGACGCTGCACGCGATCGAGAATCACACGTTCGAGTGGGCGTACATCGGGCCGTTCAGCCAGTACGAGCATTACGACGTGGTCGGGTGCGCGACCGTGTTCACCGGCGACACGGTCACGAGCGGCACGGTCGCGACAGACGTCCTCTCGCAGACCTACTCGCTGTTCCAGACGCTGGTGATGACCCCGGTGATGTCGAACCGGAACATGCCGATCTTCAACACGACGGGGCCGACGCCGTACCTGATGCTCCCGGAGTACGCGCGCTATAGCGCGGGGCCTGGTGAGATCGGCGGCAATCCCGGTGGGTGGGTGGGCGTGATCGAGTTCGCGTACCAC